GGCCTTTCTACTCCACAGGCCAATTGACCTGTGGGTAGGTGTGCACTTCTGTAAGACCCGTCTTGCGCGAGGTGTATACCAGTAGAAAGGTACCTGGCTGCGCTCAACGTCCCCTCCCCAAGCGAAGGAAGCCGGAGGAGAGGTTCACAGAAGGACTGCGTCATTGAGCGGACTTTCAGTTGCCCGACCTTAGAAGAAGCTGAGCCCCTTTTCCAAGGGGGCGGCGCCACTATAGAAGGCAGGCCCCTACTCATCTTTACCACCGCGTCGACGCGGGGGCTTACTGGAGACCTTAAGTTGTCTCCCGCCCCTTGTTCGACGGATACCTAAAGCACTAGTCACTAGGCTTGTGCCTGAAGGTCTAGTCCTGGAATGGAATTTCCAGCCAGAGCAAGACACCCGTTAGAAGGAAAACTAGGCCCGAGCATATGCCTAACAAGGCAGCTGCACAACATCGGCGATCTCACCAATGGTCTTCACCATAGGCCTCCTGGCCAACTAGGTCAGTGTTCATTGAGATTTCTGAGATGGGCAGTACTATGTCAGGGCACACACTCGGAGTGCAGAATAGAAGAAGAATACTGCACCCTAGTAGTGTCAAACGGATGTTTCGCACAGTTCAGCCTTTGGGGCTGACGACTTGACCCTTGAGGTCCCTGAAGGTGTTTTGGACCCAGGCAGAGACAGCGATGTCTCATGCAGGTCAGTTTGGATATTCTGCCTGCACCCTGTCTATGGTATCCCGTGGTGCGCTCTCAGATGAGTGGCCATTCAGAAGAAGAGTTTGTGGCAGCCCGGGCGGCGCTGAATTCTGGCGCATCTGCTCTAACAGCCGGCTGGCAGACATTCCGAGACTTCACATGGAGAAGAACGTGAAGTCCCCCTTGACAACGTAAGGTATACGTCCTGGTTCAGCAAACTCCCATGACACAAGGCTTCCTCAACTTATTGGAAGTTGAGAAAGCGTGAAGCATGGGTGCGTTAGCTGCCAGGCGAGCCGCGATTGCTCTATTGCCTCAGGCGAGAATTCAACTTTCATCGCCGTCGGCGCTAGAGAAGCTAGCTCGGTGTATACTCGATAAGCTGACATGGGGTTAGGTCCAGAAGGTATGACCTGATCGAATGCCTGTCCATGAAGCTGAAAGAGCTTGGCTTTGGATAGACCCTGTCTATAATGAACAGGGTGCACCCTAGGCCGATGCGTCTGGCTTTTAGCCAGATTGACCAGAAGTTTGCAGACGCGAGCTTCACCCGTCACTGTCGCCAGTGTCTCTTTAAGGGTGAGAATCCTTCCGGCCACAAAGTACTTGGATATCGAGAAATTGATATCATGGCAGTCATGTAAATGACGTCATCCCGCGTCGATAAGGCGGGCAAGTACATTTGTGATGGGGAGTCAGGCTTGTAAGAGGCAGCCGAGCTGTGAGACTTCAGCTCCCACGCTATCCAGTTTCAGCCAGCCAGTTAACTTCCTGTTAACAGCTGCAGTCTGATTCTGGTAGCGTGCAAGGTCACTTTCCACTATAAACGCACGAGCCTCCGAGTATAGCATTTCTGCTATAGTTTGGAGGGGATCACGCCCTTGAAAGGCGCATCCCAGGTCAGTGTAATAACTGACCAGCTCGTGGGTTTGAACACCGAGGCCTTCCATGGCTTGAAAGAGCTTAGGATAGGCACCGCGGTTTAGTGTACCTACCATAGGGTCCAAGAAAGTTCCCTTTAGTAGTTGCACGTAGTGGAAAACACTGTACAAGCGGCATAAAGCAGAAGAGCGCCGCGGAGAGTATCTCATTCTCCTGTACATGTGCGTGATCAAGTCTAGGGCCTGTTCCAAAGAGAGGGTCCAACCATGGTCTGATTGGGTGGAGAGGAAATTGTGAAGAAGAGAGTAATTATTCCTCACAGCATACAAGCCACCTACCGCAAAGCCAGTGACTTCTTCACCGTGCATGAACCATCGTTTGGCGAACTCGAACCCATATTTAGAATTATGGGTCTTGTGAACCGCGTATGGCATGTCATAGTGTTTAAGTATGGCCTGGTACTGACGGTAAACATTAGTGTCAGCAATCATGATGTCATCACCCAACAGTATATAGTCCGAGAAGAATTTCTTGTGGCCACATCGATAAGCCGCAAGTTGGACTATGTAATGATGAGTGAGAGCCATGGCAGGTCAGGATGAGTAAGCGCCCATTGGCTGACCACACGCGTATTTAACGGGTGTGGCGCCTCTGACGTGAAACTCATGTCCTGAAAGCAAGCGGCCCCATGCTTCAGCTCTATCATATCCAATGATAGAAGCCACCACTTTCTTTTGGAGAGTAAGTGGCATGCGATCCGTCACATTAGACAGATCGCAGCTGTAGTATGGGCCTCGGAAAGCAAGAGCCCTCGTTACGCGACCCTGATTAAAGGTGCAGTCGGCAGGAATCTGTTTTAAGATCCTTGCCATCGCTTCGTGAAGAGGCTTACAAGCGGTCTGCGACCAATAATCGAGGATCCCGATAACTCGGGTCTTGCCCTCCTTGTCCGCGAAATAGGACAGTTTTCTCAGGCACACTGGGCGAGTGGTCTTCGGTAAGAGATCTACCATACGGTAGGTCCTGCCGCCTATGATCCATTCCTTGAAGAAGTGTCGTATATGGGCTCCTAACTTCTCTCCCCCTACCGCTATTATATCGGGTAGGAGTGGAGCGATGTGTGGGAGCTCATACATGGCACTCTCCAGGGCTGGACCCATAGGGCCACTCTTGACGGACATGTGAAAGGAATCCCAGAGTGCCGGCTGAGGAGTAATACCTAGTCACGACCGTATGGTGAGGTCTTCCCTCTCTGTTACATCGAGAGGGCACCCCCCATAGGGTGTGACTAGAGTACCCACATTCAACTCCGCTTTCAGGTAGAAATACCGAAGCGTGTTGAGTAAGGTGAGAATAAGCCTTACACGGTCTCGGGAGCACGAAGGTAACGCCCCAAAACCGGCAGGAAGATAGTAGGTCTGGAGCTTAGGAATTTCCTTATCGGAGTTCGCTAAGTTATCTCCTCCCCTAACACGGGAGTCCTTATGGACAAACCTGCCACTCGAGCCTGACTTAATGTGGACCTCAAACGCACGGAGCCACAAAGGCCATCCGCGGGCGTTTAAGCTTACTCCCTCAACTGCATCAAGAGGCTCACCAGTGAGCACACGCATTACTGCAAGCCTAGAGTTCTTGACGAACCCTATGGCATGCTTTCATCCGTGTGAACTGGCGAGTTTCTTAATGTAGAGAAAGAACCGCTCTATTTCCAGCTGCTGCGCGGCATAGATAGAAGGAATGGCCAAGCGCAGTACTCTACAGGTTAAACCCTGTAGTTGGGACAGTTTCTCTAAACTAGGTTTTATCATAGTTTTGAGAGACTTGGGGACCGAGGAACCGCCTTGTACCTGGGACCGCACTCTCTAAGGAGCAGTGTACGGCCCCCGTCTTCGGGCGGG